CATTGTAGATGGATTTCAGGTTGCTCGTAGAAGCTCCTGTGCTTAACTGGTTTCTGATGTCATGCAGCTCTGCACCATAATCATGGCCATAATCATTTGCCGCACTCGGTGTCGTGTCATCCGTAAATTTCGTTCTCTGTCCCCATGCAAGAACACCGGCTTTTGCGCCAAGAAGCAGACAATGCCCGACCTGAATTGTCGAAGCGATCAAAGGCATACGATCATATTCATAAATCAGAACCCCGTTCCAAGAACCCTTGAAATGAGAGCCTGTGAAATAGATTGAATCCGAATTTGCCCTTGGCGGCAGCAGAAGCTGGTTATTCCTGAAAACTGCATCGTTATTAACAAGGTCACGAATGCAAAAAGTGTGACCAAGGAACATAAACCATTCCTCATAGTTCTTGCCGTTTTCAATCTTTGTCGGTCTGACCTTTTGTGAAACACCCGTTCCTTTGATAACCGCTTTCCGTTTTGCAACATCAATCATTGCCCCGGTAAGCATGTCATTGGTAGCGTCAACAGCAGTAAGGGCTGTTGTGTGAGTTGAGTTCCAGTTTGAATCAGCCGCGCCATAAAGATAACGGCCTCTTACCCTGCCTGGAGTTGTGTCACAAAGCATGGCAACAATGTCATCATCATAAGTTTCTGCGTGTTTTGAGGTAAGAGCATATTTCATCTCTTCCTTTACGCTGAAAGATACCCGTTTTTCAGTCATTTTAACATCTTCGATTTTCTGAAGAGTTCTGATGTTATCAACAAGGAATCTCTGAGCATAAAAACCCATGCTGCCTTCATTTCCTGCGCCTTTGCTATTTCCCCTGACAGTTCCACCAGACTGCGCAGAAGCGTACCTTACTGTAATTGCATCACCGGCTTTTTTGGTCAAATCCTCAGTTGCATAAAGAACCGCATCTTCGTTAGTGCCAACAAGCCATTTCATTTTTAATGCGCCGACATATTCTCTGTGGCAGGTATCATTCCACGACTCTTCTGATACGACAGCCGTGTTACCTGATGTTACGATCTCTGTATAAGCCATTTTTCAATTCCTCCATATTTAGCCGAACAAATGCTTTAAAGGCGTTGGTTTAAATGATTCATTTTCCTTTGAATCCTTGCTTGTAACCTGCCTTATGGTGTTCGGAAGTTTTTCTTTTTTGGAAATCTTCTCTTTAAATTCCTTAGTTATCTCGTCCCTTATCTCTTTTTCTATTTCTTTACGCATGTTAACAGACACGTTATCAAGGTTGCCATCGGGAGCATACTTATTAAAGAACTCGTGTTGCTTGACTATTTTAAGAGCTTCCATAACAGGTGCAGGCGCATTGAATATCCTCTGATATATAGAGGGGTCTTCGGTGATTATTTTCTCAATAGGGGAACCGACATCATATAGAGTCTTCTGTATATGTTCCTTTCCATATTGAGCTACCGCCATTGCAAGAGAAGCCTTCTCTCTTTCAACAAAAGCGGTAAACTGCTGTTGTTCCTGCTCTGATGGAGCCTTCTCAACTTCAAGACCAAGTTCCTTTAACTGCTGATGTGCCTTAAAACCCCAGTTCTGAGTGTCTTTATACCTTTTTTCAAACTCAGATGCTTTCGATTTCCAAGGGTTATCCTCAGCATCCCAATCTACCTTGACCAGCTCTTCTTCTTCCTTATGGTCAGTTTCTTCAGTCCCAGCATCCTCCTTATGTTCGACTTTTTCTTCGGTTTCCTCTGCCTTGCTCTCCGGAGCAGATGGCTTTGAACCAAATAAGTCGGTTAAGGGTACAGGCTCAAACTTTTCTTCTGTTTGTGTTTCTGTTTCTACGACTGCTTCTTCTGCCATAATTTGTTCTCCTTTTGCCTGCCTTGCGGCGATGGCGGTTTTAGACCTGTCTTATTTAGACGATGGTCTGATAAAAAAATATTTAGTATTTTTAACCTGTAAGCGCCTTATGCCCTTACGATGGTCGTCACTCAATTCTTTAACTTCATTTACATGCAGATTCAGATCTTTTTCCTTGAACTTTTTCTCCATAACCTGCATTATGTTCTGATTGTTGCTTATTTCCTTATGGTCTATGATAATCTCTTTTGCCATTAAAACCTCTATCTGCTTATATTCATATTAACTGAATCCATCATTGGGTCCTTCTGTTGCAGTTCCATTTGTGCAAGCTCTGGGGAACCCATCTTTTCGGCAAAGAAAGCCTTTTCTTCCGGCAATAAGTCTGACCATACAAGACTCAAAGACATCTTCGGAGTTTCTGGCGGAACCTGCTGTAAGTTGTCTATCAGTTTCAGAACCTCATCCTTGTTCTTTATCTGTGAGATTCTAATCAATATAGGCAACAGGGCAAGACCGACATTAGGCGGTAACGCAAGACCTTTCACCATTTCTGCCAGATACATGAACTGCTCTTCCTGTATAGAGCTTACATTAGGAGCTTCTTCAATCACATGGTCATAAATGTTTTCTTTTATTGTGTCTATATGTTGCCGTGTGAAAGGAACAAGTTTGGTTTGATTCATATCATCAAGAATTGAGAACACCTTCTCTTCTGTGAAAAATTGTTTTACAAGAGCATGAATATGTTTACCGATGATAAGCCTTGTGCGTCTTAAATTATCGTATATAGGTGAAACAATAATATCAGTCTGCATCTGCTTGCGCTGAATGCCGACTCCACTTCTAACCTGAGAAGGTCTGTTTAGAGAATCTTCACCTATGCCGGATATTCTGTTTATTGAAGACTTGCTTTCCATCTGAAGATTAATCTGAGAATCAGCAAGGTCTATGTTTTTCCTTATTTCAAACTGATACCCCTTACGGTATTTTAAAATACCATCAGGTTTTGACATCTCGGTTCTTAATTCATCCTCATCATGAACAGCACCTTCCTCAAATATCGACTGATTGGTATTCAAAAGGTGAAGAGCTTTTGAGCGTCTTTTGTTGATTTCCATGTTCGGATCCTTAAGAAGTCTTACAACCGAATATGGCTCCCCATTTTTACGGCGATATACGAAATAAGGTATGAACGGAAACAGCCCATGCTCATACGGACTTTCCTTGTCTTCAATCAGAGAATCCCCTATAAAAACACCAACTCTTATCTTGGCCTCTATGCTATCCTGGTACTTAACTTCGGGATCTTCGACTTTCAATCGTTTTAGTTCGGATTTTTTCGCATCTGTTACGTCTATTGCGCCATACATGGTGCTTATAGCTACCCTTCTTTTTTCCCAAACTTTATACCAAACCTCAACAATTCTTATCTTTTTTGTCCTATGATCTACAAGATTGTTGCGTTCCATGACTTGAGAGTTATTTTCAACCGGGTTAGCGTTTATATAGGCTTCAATTTCGGAGGACTTTTCAGGATATATCTGGTTTGCCTTGTTGTATGACACCCATTTGGCACGGCAGATAAATTCGGCATCTTCGTTCCAATCATACTTTTTAGAGTTCGGGTCAGGGAATATATTAAGGCAATTCTCAGCTTTTAAATTAATCTTAGAAGTCATGTCCTTATCAAAATCAACATAAGCCTCAAGCACACCGAATCCAGAGATTATGCCATCCTCAAACATTTCCCCTTCTTCAAATTCGTACCCTGTCTGTTGCTGAACAAAAAGAGCTATGGAAGACAGCGTGTTGCTTGAATCATCATCCTTACCTACATTCCTGCCCTTATAGATTATTCTTGTTTTCTGCTGTTTATACTGACCTTTGACTCTTTCTATAATAGGATGTATCTCATTTTCTACAGTCTGAGGCTGTCCCCTGTCCTTTAATGTGGCTATTTCGTCATTTGTCCATTGGATGCCTTCTCTAAACTCAAAATCAGTTGTAGCATTTGTTATAAAATCACGCCATGTCTGATGTTCAACTGCAGCTGAGAACTTTTCCTTTATATCGGTCAATGTACTCATATTACGCAACCTTCCAGTTTAACTGTTTTCTTGGCTTTGACGTCTTTCTGCCATATAATCCTATTGGATATTTAGACAGAAAATCAAATATATAAGCGGAAGCGTCTATACAATCGTCTCTACGGCCTTTGGGAAATCTCGACCATTCATATAAGAACTCTTCAACAAACTCCTTGTTGCATTCCTTGTTTATATGCACCATGCCATTTTGAGCATAAGGGATAAACTGCATAATGCGACTTGTCTTTTCCCTGCCCCCTGGCTTTAATTCAGATGTCGTAAAACCTATTCCCTTCGCTTTAAGGTTATTTTCTAAATGAAGGCTCAGAGTTCCCATCCCCGCTTTCTCAATTCCGAAATCTATCGGCCTTGTTCTCATGTATAAAGCGACAATCGCATTTATCTGCTGCTCTGTGTCCAGCCATCCGCAAAAACCGTCAAGAAGATACAGATCACAAAGACCTAATTCGTTTAACTCAGGCTTTATACCCCATGTGACAACAGAAAAATAATCCCCTTTCTGCTCTTTCTTGTCACCGATGGTGTCGCACATCATGAATCTGTTTATATTGGTTGGAATTTCGTCAGGAGCTACATACTTTAGATGGGATTTCTTTAAAGGCGCTATCGCTTCTGGAATTGGGTCTAGCAAATATTGGCAGGAAAATAATGCCTCGCGCATTGTTGCTTTCTTCAAAGCTAATGTCGAAAGACTGTTTCTTTCTGGATAATACGCACTCCCATCATCGTTATACGCACTATGAATGAACGTATCAAATAACGGATTGCCGTCATCGTCCTTTAAACTTGTTATCCAATCATAGGCATCATCGTCACTCCACCGTGTGCCTACAACTATCATTTCACCGTCACTCTCAAGCAAAGGCATCATCAACTGAATGTGATCTTTTACCTTCTCAATCTGCTCTTTTGAACTTATATTCCTCTCGGAATGAAGATCGTCCATGATTATCATGTCATAATGGCGACCTGTAATTGCAACATCAACACCGGAAGTCTCTATAGTCTCTTCCTTCGCCTTATAGTCCTTCCTGCCAGAAACCCGTATTGCATCCTGATTCCATGTATTCCCTGACTTAGAACCGTTAAATTCACCCCATACGGCCTTCAGCATATCGCAGTTATCAATAATATCCTTGACATTGCCTAAAATCTTCTTACTCAAATCCCTTGATTCGCTGTCTATCAATATCCTTATATCAGGATCTTTTACTATTTTCCATAACGCATACCCGGCACTGATAAACGTGGTCTTTAAACTGTCCCTCGGTATCATTATCAAACACAACTTGCCCCTTATATCCACTCCAGCAAAACGCTTTACACTCCGTCTCTCAGGACTGCATAACCACTTCGCTATCTCACCATGCACATGCGGGACTATAAACTCGTTATTCACGACATTACGCATGAATAAATATAAACTCTGCTCGGATGAACCCTTATATAGTTGGGTTAAATCATTCACTCAATACTCCTAATACAACAATACCCAAAACTATCAACCCAAACCAGAAATTCAACATGAAACAACAACCTATTATCCCTACCCACACAAGGAAAGGAATCATTCAGTCATTACCTCCGCATTAGGTACACTCTCAGGCAATAAACCAGCCCTCACTAACCCCTCCTTAATCTTATCCTGTAAATCAGCCCTTAACTCTATACTTATACTCCGGCTCTCTACCTCATGCCGCTGTACAGGACTCCAACCCTCAAATCGCTTGTATATTAACTCACTCTCAGTCCCACTCCCGTACTTCTTAGAATCCTTATCCGTCACTACATCAAATAACGCATTATCCACAGCAGCTAACCTAGGCCCATACCCACGCCGCCTTAACTCAAGAGCCTCTGCCTCCATCTCCTCTACATCCTTTACGCTAAACATCTTGCGTAAATAACCACGGTTCGGCTTTAATCCCACTAAAGGTAAATAATCAGCCCTCTTTGAAGGCCACTCATTGTCAGGATTACCTAAATAAGCCACTATCATCCTGCGTCTAGTCGCCTTCGTAGCCTTGCTTATCGTATACCGATGCTCCTTGCCTATATACACCGTCCCGTCTTCACTCAATGTCCCTACCTTCCTCTTCGGCATACACCCCTCCAAGATGGATACTTTCTATCCACTCCACTTCCCATATACACACCCACCTACCCCTTGTCAAGTAAATTTTCAAAAATACTGCGCGGTTGGAAAGAGGGACTTATACATATTCTGTTCATCCTGTAAGACCCCATCCCCACACCCTTTTTTAGAAGGGCAAGGATAACACATGGTTAGGCAGCGTCCTTGCACACGGCACACATGCATCGAGGATGGTGAGGAACCAAAGGACGCTTGCTTATGCCTGATAACATAGCATTGACTATGGGCTGCGCTTGCTTGCTTGCTGATTGCTTAGGCTGCTTGACTGGACTAACTGGATCGGGGACATAGACGGTCTCACCAGATGCTATGACAGTGACGATCGCAGTACCGGGCATGGTATTGACTGGCTGTAATATGGCCTGTAGTCCTGATATTATGACATCTGTAACTGATACGCCGTTAGACCTGGCATATGCTTGCACATCCAACAATAACTGATCCGGCAATCTTATTGATATCGCCTTACTCATAATTACATCCTTATTGTATATACAGCGATTAATAAATCGTATATACAAATTGAAACTTGTATATACACTATTGTATATACACCATAGACCTTGTATATACAGATGTCAAGCTAATAATGTAGTCACATTA